CTGAAATCTCAGCGTTCTTGTTACCATGAAAATAAATGATTTTAGATTTATCTTTAGGTATGAATTGATAACCAAATATTCTATCAAAATTCTGTGGTCCTTCCTCGTTCCAAAATTTATAAAATTGATGTAATGTTTTATCAATAAAACCAGCATCCCCATCATAAGATGATGTATCAAAATTAGATAGAGGTAAATGTTTCGTGTGACCGTGTTTCCATCTCATCGCATTATCAATACCCTCATCATTCCAAAGATATAATCTCTTGTAATCTTCGGGTTTATTTTCCATCAATGAATCATAATGGTTAAGTAATTCATCAAACCATTCACCACATTTTTTATTGTAAACATAAAGACAAATGTGCATGTATGGGTTTCTTTTACCTATACCCCATTCATTAGCAAGTTGTTCGTTGAACAATTGGGATTTATTACCGTTATCGTACATACCAAAGAATTCCTCCTGTACGTGAATATCGGCAATTGGATAATTTTCAATTTGATTAAAGTATTGTCTAATGTTATCGATATTGTGATTAACAACAACATCACCATCAACCCATACAAAGTTTTCAAAATTCTCTTTTAATGCCTCAATACATGACCATTGTTTCCAATACCATTTATCGTGTTCTGAAATTTTAGGTACATTTATCGTTCTCTTAATAACATTTGGATAATCAAATGGAACTTCACAATCAATACCATAAACCAAAATCTTTTGTTCTGAGAATTCTAATAGGGATTGGACTAACTTTTCAATCACAGGCATATATCCTAAATTACCAGTTGTTACAAACGCAAATGGTTTTTTATTTCTTTCTAAAATTTCACACGCTCCTTTAGCAACTGTATCCCAATTAAATTTCGCGTGAATATCTTTAGCATCACTAACCGCCTTTATCCACATTGCTGTATTGTAATCGTAAGCCTGTCTCATCTGACGCTTTAAATCGTCCCAATCTGGTTCACAATATTCACCAGGAAATTCTTTGTGTTCGATATTTGCCGGTCTTAATGATTTAATCGCAACAGGGACACCCTTACCTTCGGCAAATTGTAATTGACCACCCCAATTGGAATAAATGGACGGTGTACCACAGGCCATCGCTTCAATTAACGGTAGGTTCCAACCTTCACTACGGGCACACGATACAAATACATGTGCCTCTTGTAGATATTTCACGTAATCTTTCCTTGGTGGAAATTTAACAAACTTAATATTCTTTGTATCAATATTATGATGTTTAATCCTCTCTTCAGTTGATTTTAATCCATCATATGGGTATGGGTTCTCGACTGATGCGATTAATTCAACATCATCCACGTCATTAAACTCTTCAGCAAACGCTTGGAGTACTTCTGTTGTTCCTTTTCTATAATCCCACCTACCAAAATGTACAAATTGTATTTTATCTCTTTTAGGGAATTTTTTAATTGGTTTAAACGTATCAACATCAACACCTTCAGGTACAATAAAAATCTTTTCTTTTGGATAACCTTGTTCAACTAAACAATCAAATTGCCATTGAGTTGGTACCCACATCTCATCGAACTTTAATAATTGATTAAAGAACTCATCGGGATAACGTGTTGATTCCCACACATTATATGCAATCTTATAACCAACGTAATCATCGAAGAAGTAGTGGTTATTGGTTTCCATAAGTACAATGTGTACATCCGGTGTAAAGTCACCTTTATAATCGTACATCGGTTCATCTACTCTCCCATTACCGTCTGCCCTATGTAACGTCTGTAAAATCAACATGTCCGCCATTTCTTTGGTGAAGTATGATTCACCGTCATGAGGTCTATTATTCATACCCTTCCAACTGTTTCCAATGGTAAGGTTTCTAACTTTTACTGAATGGTACTTGTTAAGTGCACAGAAGAATGAACGTGCGTGGTTTGCGTAACCGGTGGTACCTATGAATGGTGCGTGTGCTAATATTTTCATTACACATAATATAATGAAAAAACATTAAAAAATCAACTTTTGGTGGTTAAATTAGTTTTCCATTATCCATACTTGAGAACAAGTAATGTGCGAAATCTAAATGTCCTTTAAATGAGAAGTGAGTATCGTTAATTTTACCTTTAGTGTCGTCTTTAATCGTCTGAAACGATCTATATATATCATCATCGTCCTCCAATGACCATAGGTAGATAAATCTAACTTTTTTTTCTTCTTTCAATCTATTTTTTATAAATCTAAAACGTTTTCTATGTCTTTCTTTATAAAATTGGTGATTTGAAAAATGATATTGAAAATTGAGGACTGTATTGATTTTCTCAATACTACCTTCTTCTTTACTTTCACCTACTATTTTAATTGCATTTTCATAGGAAGATAGTACGTTCATTATTTCATTACCTATCGGTACTTCTATTCTACCATGTAATGTCATATTAATCACAACTACATCATCCTCATTTATATAATCAAAATTCTCAATAATGGTATCAAATATATAATCATTTGATGCTCCGTTCTTACCTAAATTTTTAACTTCGTAGTTCAATAATTTACCTAAATGATTTACCCAAACATCATCACCTTCTTTTTTATATGGTAGATACTCTTCTTTAGTTTCCGACACACATAACTCATTACATCCGTGACCGAATGTCATTGAATCTCCAAATGTCCAAAGTGTACTCATTATATTAATTTTTTATTTTTTATAAAACTACTAATCATATTTTTTTCTGCCATATGACAAATTCCATTAACATTCAAATTTTCAAACTTTGGATTTTCTTCATATAGATAATTGATGTTATTAAAATATACATTTAAATATTGTTGATTCAAAACGATTGGTGGTATATTATTATATCTTTTTGTGAAAAAATCATAATTTAAATTAAGAATATTCAATACATCTAAATATGTTTTATTAACATTAAGATAGTCGTTTGATGCAATTATACAAGTGTTATTTAATTCGTTAAAATCCAATGGTACATCCGAATATCTTTTATATATTTCGGTAAAATGGTTCGTTTGTAGTTCCGTTAGTGGGTGTTTATAACATAAGTTCAATCTACCTTGCTCAATTATATTTCTTAATTTACTAAAATCATTTATAATTAAATCATTATCTAAGTGTATAAATGGGAAATGTACTGATGATAATACTTTTAATTTAGGATATTCAAATAGTGTTGGTTTTTTATATTTAATATCAACATCAAATTCCACCCAATCATAATTTAATTTAGTATTTTTAAAGTAATCCTTATCTGAATATATTATAGGGATTATATTTTGTGCATTTAAATTTTCAATAGAATACTTTAAATAAATTTCAGTGACTTCCTTAAGTCTAATTGGTAGGTATGTGAATATTACTCTCATTATATTAATGATTTTTTAACATTAAACTCCGTCTTTAAACCACCGTCGATTATTAAATCCAATAATGAATTTTCATTTTCTATTTTGTACATTAGTTTAGTATGTACTAAATCCGACCATTCTTTACATTGATTATAATTTTCATCAAAATTTTGTAAAAACGTGTCCACAAATTGAGCGAATAATTTACCATTAGTTTTACATCTTTTAAATTCATTATAAAATGGGTGTGGTGGAACATCTAACATTTTTTCAATCATTTGTAATGGATATTCGTGGGTTGATATAAATGGTATACCGGATAGTAGTAACCCAAACGTTTTTTCCGAAAGGTATTGTGACGTAAATTCTTTATTACTCCAAGACCAACTCTCACATAATATCTGCATTTTAGCTTTAGGTAGAACCCTAAAAAATACATCCATATAACCAGCGTGATTTGCAATATAACTTATATCATCAAAATCCACATCTCCATAAATTGAGTTTGTGTTTATATGTGATATTTTTGGTGAGTGCTTATCATATGCCGGATTTTGAAGCGCATTTGTATGTTGTAGATATAATTTATTGTTATTTAATTTACTTAACTCATTTATGATATTAACTCTGTTAACTTTATGATTTTTTATACTATACATTAAATCATAATCAAAACTTAGTCTATCGTACACTTGTTTGAACTCATAGTACCATCGTATATTCCAATTATGATTCCATTGAAAAATTGTGTTGGTAAGTGTATAATAAAAATTAGGGTGTTGTAATTTTATTGACTCATTTAAAAATATATTATCGGTAACAATATGGTGATTTTTTAATTCATCTATGAGTGATTCAATTTCCATCCATTTTTCATCAATATAATCGACATCTTTTGTTTGTAGTATTTTTTCGGTTCTTAAATAAGTTATTATCCATTTTTGATTTTTAGGACAGTCTTTTAATAGATTATTAAATATTTTTAATATTTGTTGGCTTTCTCGTTCCATATAATCCCTATCTGGTAATATATTTCCAATTTTCAAGTCGTTGTTACCATAAAAAAATGCTGTGAAATAATCCAAGATGTGATAACCATCATTCTCAAAACTAATTTCTCTTTTAAAAACAAATTCTATAGGTGTGTTTTTATATTCACAAGTTATTATGCCCTCATCCCCATCAATAAAATATTTTCGATCCGTGGTGTTATGACATAACGTATAAAATATTTGTTTTTGGTATGGGTGATGAATATATATTTTCACTATCTAAATTATTTTTTTTTCGTAATCATTTAAATTTCCCTTTCTCAATTTACCGTTTTCATTGGAATTGTATATATCTTCATAATAGGTAATAGGTATTTTTAATTCATTTGATATGAACGTTAACTCCTCATTCCATTTTATTATGTTACCATATTCTTTATCATAATTGGGGGTTTTTTCCCAAAGATATGGTTGATTGGATTTAAAACTTTTTTCTTTGTGCATTAAATAAGACCAACTCTCTGCACAATCAGTTAAATTTTTTCTTGATAATAAAACAACTTCATCAAAATTTTTTGTTAATTCAATTAACCAATTAATTCTATTTTCTTCATTCACATAATATGGTAAATGAAATATGATAGTTTTAAGAACAATTTTTTTAAAGTCGGTTAATGGTGGTAATCCAACACTTGGGTTAAATGGTTCAAATTCATATTTAAATTTATTATAAGTGGATAGTCTTCTACCTAATTCGGATGATCCTGTTCTCGGTAATGCAATTATTAATATACTCATATAATACTAAATTTTGCTTTCTTTTTAGAAAACCATATTATCAACACATCTCGTTCTCCAGAGGTTATTTTTTTTACTTCGTGAAATTCATAACCACCATTAAACACAACATAATCTCCTTCATTTGTTAATGATACATCTTTATCATTTATAAACATTTCACCACCAGTAAAGTCAGATGATAATAGGATACTAACTGTCTTATGTGTTGTAAATCTATCTTTATGTTTTCTAGCATAATCATTTTCACCATATATTAATCTATGCATTATATATAAATTATCAATAGGTTCTTCAAATTTATTACAAATAAATTCATTTAACTTTTTATTTTCTAAAGTATATACCCAACTATTATTGGGGAAAAGGGAAACTCCCTCATCTTTTTTAAGTTGTGTTGCAAAATATAATTGAGGATGTGATGCTTTTATGTATGCCAAATCCTCTTCATTCATTATTCGAGTGTTATTTAATTCAGATTTTAAAAAAACTAAATCATCGATTGATAGTTTCATATTAGTTTATTTGTATTATTTTTAAATTCTATAATTGGTTCATCCACATTTAAAAATTTATGTAATTTAAGATAAAAATCATAACAACCTCTTGTACCTGGATGCCAATCTATTACGTCTCCACCCTCATCCGCAATAGAAGTTACTTTTATTAATTCAACAAACTCTTTTGTTTTTTCATAAAAATCATCATTCCACGTCACAAAGATTGGTTCATAATTTTTATAAAAATGTTTTAATTTTTTAATAAATAAAATTTCCGCATCTCTATCTCCATTATACCAACTTTCAGTTTCTTTGACTCTTAAATCTAATAGTTTTTTCGCAAACGATTTATCACTATACCATTCCCAATTTAAATATTTTAAGTTGTGATTTGTATCTCTTGCTCCAAAATATCTTCGTGGGAATCTACCCGGTGCAGTAAAGACTATGACTATTCTATCACCTTCTACATAATTTGGTATATTTCCCGTTTGGTATAATATGGAATTATTATCGGAACCAAATTTTCCCAATTTAATAACATTATAATGGTTAGATAAATAATCCGTCCAATGTATTTCGGGTAAATCCCAATCTACGAAACTATCACCGCAAACGTATATATTATTTTTTTTAGTTAACATTATATAACAGTTTTATTAGATTTTAATTTAGGGTAATTAAAATCAGTCTCGGTCATCCAAATATTTAAAGCGTAACGTATCCCGTTTGTTACTGGTAACACTCCGTGATATGTCTCAGAACCGTTAAATGAAATACAATCTCCCAATTTTAAATCACAAATAGTTAATCCTTTCAATGTTTCAAAATGAAATGGTGGGTCATCTTGTTCAGTTAAAACAAATTGTCCACCCTCAAAACCTTCTGATAAAACTATTACCGTGGTTAATTCACTTGATTTGTCTTTATGTAAATTAAGATATCTACCATCATAATATGATGTCAAACTAATATTAAAGTTTTTTAGGTTGAATGTGTCATAATCAAACCATAAACTAAAATTTTCGTTTTTATAATTGGTTGTTAATAAATCAATTATTTTATTTTTAAAATCTTCATCATATATTCTCCTACAATCCCAAGATTCTGTTGGTTTATAAGAAAATGGTTCTCCATGTTCAAGACAAAATTTAATTATCTCTTTTGCCGAATCCTCATCACAAAAATTATTGTTTATTGTATAATTCATAACAAATACGAATTTTTTGATTTACTATATGTTAATAAATTACCCTGACTTATAAATTCATATAATTCATGAGCAATCAATTTATAGCCATTACTACTTGGATGTTTGCCGGCGGTGGTGTCAACCCAATGGTTATTATCTTCCCACACATCTTTTCTATTTGTGTCGATTAATAAATTAGCCATTGTTTTACTTCTATAACCCCAATATCTATTATCATCAATTAAATGAGTTTTATCAACTAAAACATC